GCGGTTTATTACAGGCCGCAGGTGAAGACCCACGCACACCACAGCAACAGTCTAACGCGGCACTTAGCTCTCTTAACTTAGACACTAACGATAAAGTAGAGCAACAAAAAAATGTAGAGACTGTACAAAAAGTTGACCCAATGAAAGCACAGCAGTTATCTCAAATGTATAAACAGAAGAATGCAGGACTTGCTCAAACACAGGGGTTAATTAACACTGCTACTAAGTTAGGTCTGACAAGCACTGTAGAGCTTTTACAATCGGGAGGTTCTGCGGAAGATGCTGCTAAGTCTATCTACGAAGAACAAGAACGACGGACTGTAAACGAAGGGGGTCGTAAAGGTAAAATAGCTGTAGCTGAAAATAAGAACGCTAGTCCTAAGCTACTTGCTCAGATTAGGAATGGTCAGTTTGATGCGATGTCCGATGAGTTGTTTATGGAACAGCTAGAGGGCAAGAAAGCTACTCTTAAAGCTTTTAAAACAGAAGACGGTTCAATACAAAGCCGTAGAGTAGACGAGTCAGCTAACGTTTACAACGAAGCTTCAGGTAAGTGGGAGTCTCCTGTAACTCTAGGTCTAACCCCTGCTCCTGTAGTTAGTAAAGTGTTTAACCAGTCTCAAAACATTGCTGATAAACTAACAGGAACGCTTGTTGAAAACTTTGGTGAACTACACGGTTTAGCTAAGGATGGTCAAAAAATCCTTAACACTAATAACGAAAGTTTAGCAGCTTTAGAGGCAGGTATATACACAGGCTTTGGTGCTAACTCTTTGTTAGAGATTTCTCGTGTAGGTAAATTTCTAGGGCTGGTTCCTGAAAGTGTAGAAGACACTATGCAAGCTACTCAGACCTTCATGATTGAAAGAGCTAAGATGGTCTTGCCTCTTATTAAAGCTCTTGGTTCAGGCACTGGTATCTCGAATACGGATAGAACGTTTATTGCTAACATTGTAGCTGCTGAAGCCAGTGGTATTTCTTTAGATGAGAAAACCATTAGAAATATTATACGTATTGAAAATAAATATGCTAGTGATTATATTACCAGAAGTAACGGTGCTTTAGATACTTTAACTGGTATTGAAAGCTCAGGCATGAACACTGGGATGTACGACTCGTTGTACGTGACTACACCGGAAGCCTTTGTTCCGGCCCCTGCTCCTGTTGAAACGGGAGAGCCAACGTACACTCCTGAAACTGAAGCATTCTTAAGAAGTCAAGGTCTTATAAGGTAAGGTGTTTATGAACGAAGTAGAACTTAGAAGTGCAATTAAAAAGGCTATTGAGGCTAATGAAGTAGGGGTGGTAAATGAACTAACCCCTGTGCTTCAGAGAATGCAACAAGAACGAGAGGTTGGCGAGAGACGAGCTTCTGGAGAGTATGTCCCTGACCTTAATATGGGTACTTCTATTGCGGATGCCGGTGCTGCTATAGGCCAATCCGTAGAAGACCTTAAAGCCTTAGACATTCAACAAAGAGAACAACAAGCTCTGGGCAACATTAGTACAAGCCAGATGGCGGGCAATGTTTTTACTAAAGGCGGAGGCGATGTACTTAAAACTGCCGTTGGTGAAGGTATTAAATTGGCAGGTAAAAGTTTCTTAGTAAATGTTGTTCCTAATACTATAGAGAAGTTTGTTGCTGAAAAGGCAATATCAGCCGTTGACAGTTTAGCTAGTAATCCTGTGATTGACGGCTTTATGCGTAAGTTAGCCACGGCTGGCGCTGGCGCTATGGAGATGTGGCAGAAGTTTAAGGAAGAAAACCCTAACGATGCTATTTCTATAGAAGGTATTGTCAACGTAGCGGAGTTTATTAATCCTCCTCCGTTACGTGCCCCTCTTAAAGCAGCGGCTAGACCTACGTTCTTAGGTAAGGCAGGGGACGCGCTGTACGAGTCAGGCGTTAAGAAGAAAACAAAAGCTACCCGTGAAGGATTACAGGAGCTTATTAGCCCTCTTGTTACCACTGAAGTTCAGAAAGACCAAGTTAGCCGTAGGGTAAAAAACAAGTATGGTACTTTTGTTGTCAAACCAGACGCGCAGGAAGAAGAAATAATAAGTGCTTTGATAGAGCTAGACTTGAATACAAACACAAGTTTAACTGAAAACTATCAAGCAATAACAAAAGCTGTAGACACTAAACGTAAGTTTTTAGATAAAAGACTTGGCAAATCAAAGGTACGTTTAGATAAGAATAAACTTATAAACGACCTTAAAGAAATAGCTGAGACTTTACAAGAAACTTCTCCTGCTTTAACAGGTGATGCTAGTACTGCTGCTAAGAAGATATTTAGACTGGCAGAGAAACTAATTAGAAAAGGAGACGGTTCCCCTGTTTCTATTCTAAGCGTGCGTAGAGAGCTTGACGCTGAGCTTGCGAAGTTAGGTAAGGTTGAGTATGGTGATGGTAAGCTAAGTGCCATACAAGTAGCCCAGCGTGCTATTAGAGACGAGCTTAACTTAAGAGTTGCGGAAGCTGTCCCTGATGTTGAAGTTAAAAAGCAGTTACGTAAAATGCACCTCTGGTTGAAAGGCTCTGATAATGTTTTAGATAAAGCAGGCCCAGAAGCTGACATGAAAGTAGGCCGTATAATGCAGAACATAGAAAGAGCTACAGGAACTCCTGCACCTAAGTCTGCAATGAGTAAGTACTTTGTTGCGTCTGCTGTTGCAACGGGAGCCGCCCATTACGCTGGTCTGTTGCCTACGTTTGCCGCCCTTGTGTCTACAGGAGCTGTTGGAGTAATGTTAGCCCGTGGAGCTGTTAGCCCGCGAGCGCGTAAAAGCCTGTCCAAGATTCTTAAGGAAGCCGACGTTGCAATAAGAGCTACCAAGAATGCTGACATGAAGAAAGCATTGGCGGCTGATAGGGCGTTTATTGTTGAACTTATGCGGTTACCTACTACACAAGCGGATGACCAACTAGAGGAAGAGGGTATTTAAATGGCTGATAGATATTTAAACTCTTACGACAAGACTATTGCTGATTTAGAGAGTAGAACTGACCGCAATGTAGCTGTCGACTACAACGCTATTCAGCCGTCTGTATTCGACAATAGAGGTAAGGTAGAGCAAGGGATTGCAACTACCTTGGGTCTTTTTGATGACGATGAGCGTAAGAATTTACAACGGGCGCGGAAATTGACGACTATCGGAGAGGTAGTCAACCCTGTTTATGGTGCGGGTATGGCAGCCGGTGATTTTGAGGACGCAAGGGCACGGGACGACAAACTAGGTATGGTGTTGTCGAGTGCAGGTGCTGTGCCTTTTGTAGGTAAGGGACTTAGAGCAGTAGGGGAAAGTGTTGCTAACGTTATCAACAGAACAGCGTTAGGTACACAAACTAACATTCCTAAGTTCTACAGTAGTGCTATTGAAGGTAAGAAAAACTTCCTAAAGGCTTTTGGTAACTCAGTTCCTGAGGCTATTGCAGAGAGCGTTGACCCTGCAAAAAGAGCATCTACCCGTGTACTCGGCATCCAGAATAAAAAACTAGATGATGTTCTAGGGGCAAAAGGGGAGGACGCTGAGTTTACAGCTTTTGCTATAGCCTCTGGTCAAGGAAAGGAAATGGGTGGTGGTGTCTTTAAAAACACTGCTCTGTTCCAAGGCCCGATTGCTCTTAACTATTTAGAAAAAGGTTTTGATGTAAGCGATACAGCCAGACTTGTTAACGCTGTAGGCAACGGATATAGAAGAGAAGCTACTGTTCCAGATGAAATAGCTGAAAGATATGCCGCTCACATCCCCGCTACTCATAAAACTAACGGGAAGCCTTTTGAAGTGCTTATGAAAGACCCTGACGGAGGCGGTGGCGGTAAAGGTTATATAGAAGGTGTAGGAGCAGGTGGCTCAGGCGCTCCTGTTGTACGTGCCTTCAGTACAGGGATGTCTGATAGGTATTTAGAAAAGACCGTCAACAACATGAGAAAAGCTAAAGGCTTGGAGCCGTTTGATAAACTACCGCCTGAGTTGGCTGTGGAGCTTGCTCAGATAAGCACAACGATAGACAATAGAGCTGTACATTACTTTCACGAAGCCGGTCTTCTTCCTCAAGGCAAGAAGAGAATGGTTTTCGAGTTGGATGCCGAAGGGAATAAAAAGGTAGGGCCGACAAGGATTAGCGAGAAGACAGGCAAACCTTTAAAACCTAAAGTTCTTCCTAAAGTATGGGCAAAAGACCCTGTTACTGGTGAAGGTCTTTATGACTACTCTCCTGAGTCAGCTAATAAAGTTGCTGAGATGGTTCTCAAGGCTAGGTATGCTGGACATCTAGGTCTTCCCGCAGGTGGGGAAAAGATAAAACTTGTAGGTGACACCTTTGATGATTTACTTTACGGAACAGGAAAGGTAGAACCTAAGTTAAAAATGGCTCCTGTGCGGGATGGCGATAGGCAGGTAGTAGGCGGCAACCAAATAAGCGACATTAAAAAACCTAGAGGTTATTTTGCAGTTCAACAGTCCTTTAGCTCAAGACAGCAAGAACTAGGCGGAATGAATGCGTTTCTGGCTATAGACCCTTACAACGAGAAGATGTACACAGGTCTGAGCGATGGTCACGACATCTTTGGTATAAACCCTATAGGAGGTCACGGTGTACTAACAGTTCAACCTTTAATCGCCCACTCATATAGAGGCGAGCAAAAGTTTGTTAAAGACATACAAGGAAGGCTGACTCCAGATAGACTAGAGGCTGCTTCTAAGCGCGTTGAGTCGATAACAGGAGTGGCTAGGACAGCGGAGGAGGCTGATATGGCAGACCCCTACTTTAAGGCCAAACAAATGGCTTATAATAAAAGAGCCATGAATGACTATGAACCTAAAGTAACACAGGCTGATATAGATGCAGCTAACAGTAGCATCACTAAGTTAGAAGCAGCCAAAGTTATTGGCAAAGGAACAGCAGTAGGCGCTACAACAGTGGCAGGAGTAGGGATGCTGTCAGCAGCAGAAGAAGAGGAATAAACGAAGGGGCATTGCGCCCCCAAGTTTACTTTTAGTTGATTACACGTAGTATTACACCGTATATTGTTACTTATTTAAACTATTTCACAAGCACCGCCGGTACACGCTAACTCCTGTGAGCCGGTTGTGTTGTCTTCCTGCTCAAAGTATTGCAGGTCATTCCAGTTAATATCTTTTGGCATTGATGCTAGTAGTTCAGTATATTGCTCAGCACTGATGTCCTCATAAGGAGCTTGCTGATACGTATGTTCACTTACAGGCAACAAACTAATACCACTACACAAGTCAAAGTTATCCCATATCCACTGAGCTACCTGAAGGAACTCGCTGTCAGTGTAGTATACTGTGATACTTGGCTTATGCTCACACCAACTATTCTGGTACATCTTCCAAAGCTCTAGCTGATGCATTGCACCTACATCACTGACCGTCACACTGGTCTCTGGTGCTTTGACAGGAAAGCTAAACACTGATGAGGAGTCAGACATAACGTCGTCCTCTACAGGGAACCCTGCTGTCTTCATAAAGACTGCTAAGGGGTCTTTCTTGTCCGAACGTACACGTCGAATGTAATGCTTAGAAAACCGAGGGTGAATGCCACTAGCACTGTCAACAAGCTGAGACACAGTACCGCTCGGCTTAACAGCAGTAACGGCAGTAGACTGATTAATGCCAAGCTTCTTAGCCCACTTCTTATTAGTTGCAATCGCGACATCCCGTACAGCCTCCAAGACTACTTCACAGTGTGGTGAGTTAGGTGTGCTTAACAGTTTGTTGTCCATGATACCTGTCATGCTTACGCCTAGCAACGCCTCTTCCTCTGTGTTCTTCTTCCAGATGTTACGTAAGTATCTGAAGTCAGTCAAGGTCGCCTGTAGTGTGCCGATGATGGCTGCTACTTCCGCCTTAGCTTTCAACGTCTCTTCCGTGTCATCCTCTCGTACTACAATCTCTGACAAGTTACAGAACTGATTACTGCGTAGGATAATCTCAGAGCAAGGGTTAGTACCAAAGTCATAAGTAGGGTCTCGACGACCATTCCTAGCTGCAATCTTCTGTGCTGCTATACGACTAAACAAACCACGTTCACCTGACTTAGACTCATACAACGTCTGCATCTCGTTGAGGAACGCTTGGAAGTCTGGCTTCTCTGTGTACGCTACGCTGTTGTTAGCCAGTCTACGGTGTCCGTCATTCTCCCACCACGCCCCTGACTTAGCCTTAGCCATACGGCCATCGGAGAGGTTTGACAAGCTAATCAAAGCTGAACGTCTAACACCACCAACAACTACAATGTCTGCAACCTTACATACTACATCGTGACACTCAATGGATGTCAGCTTACGTCCCTCTGCCTTACGGAAGACATCAACACAGAAGTGGAACAAGTCATCGAGAGGCTGTGGGCCTGACGCTCGACCACCAAAGGTCTCTAAGCGTTCGCCTGCACCACGTACCTGACTCATATCCCACTTAGGTATCTTACCTGCGTACAGCATAGCGATAAGCTCACGGAACGCTGATGCCCATCCTACCTTACTGTCTCCTACCACAATTGTTGTGTCAGTCTTATGGAATGACTCTGCAACTACAGGCAGCTTAGTAATGAAGTTACGTTCAACACTGAACCCTACACCAGTGCCGCACATCAGCACGTACATAAGCTCGTCAAAGCTACGTGGTGAGTCAATGGCTAGGTAACTACAGTTGAAACCGGCTACGTTGTCCTTGTCTAGTGCTACACCGGCTGTCATTAAGCAGCGCATTGATGGCATGACTTCCAAGTTGACAATAGAGTTATACAGTTTCTTGGCCACTTTACTGTCAATCTGTCCACGTTTTGTCCAGAAATCGACATAACGTTGCACTGTTTCTTCCCACGTCTCTCGACGACCTTCTTCCTTCATCCATCGTGCGTAACGTGACTTGTGTATAAACTGTTGGTACTTATCCATTCTTCTTTTTATCCTTATCTTGTTTGTCTTTGCTCTTCTTACCGAAGATAGCATCAAAGTTGTTTTCGTATTTCTTCTTGTCGGTAGGTCTCACTGTTGAGCCTTTACCACCGTGGGTTTGTCCCTGCATTTTTGTTTTTTCTCCATTTGTGGGTAGGTGCCGATTGCTATCTGCCAGCAGGACACGTAGAAGTCTATAATCTCGTCTTTGTGTTCCCAGCAGATAACCGCAGGGACATAGACAGGAGAGGCAAGGAAAGTCAGTAAGGCGTAAAACCTCATCTTATTGTTTTTTGACATTACTCTACCTCCTCAGTCAGTCGTTCTAAGTACCACTGTGCTTTCTTTAAGTCTTCTACAGGCTTACCCTTGTAGTCATAACGCCAAAGGTACTTCATAGCGTTACCCTTCAGGTAGCCTTTGAACTCTGTGTCAGACATGCTGGCTTCAATAGCTTCGATACATTCCACAGAACCAGCGTTGTAATGCATTGGGCTTTCTACAGGGTCATCGACTGAGGGATACTCTAAGTACTCTTGCCTGTCGTCATCCTTTAGTTCTTGCTTTGCCATTGCACCGTACTTCTTACGTAACATGTCCCACATCTCGGGTGTTGCTTTATTAATGCTCATAAGAATCCTCTCTATGTCTAAGTAGTCTATCTTCAAATGCTTCCAGTAAGTCTTCACCGTTTATCTCCAGCACTTCCAGTATTAGTATCTCGTCGTGGTCACGTAGGAACTGTTCCTTGTATTCTTCAAATGACATTTTTATCTCTCACATACTGTAATAGTTCAGTCGTAGTTTTTACAGTGTAGCATTTGAAGCCTTCCTTCTCGCACCACTGCCCCATGTTCATCTTGCTGCCCTTCCGTACCTTCTTTAGAGGGTCTGACAAAACAAACACTAACTCCCACTCAGGCATTGAATCTCGGATGGCGGTGTACTTTTGTGTGTCGCCTACCCTGAAGTATCCCTTAGCCTCAATGAGTATTTTCTTTTTGTTGTGTACAAAGTCTGGCACATACTTACGGTGTATTGTATACGGTAAACGAAACGGTTCGTATTCAAACT